ATAAAACGGCATTCACATTGGAAAGACCAACATTTACGCTTATAAATACCTATTTTTTTTGTATCTAAATTCATTTTTCCTTCATTATTTTCCAAATGAGTTAATCTTGCAACATCTTCCATATTTTCAGATGGTTCTTCAACATACTCGATTTTTTTAAAAAAGGCAGTTGAATTGAAGAATGAAGGAAAGATATAATAATCTTTTGTGAAGGCTTTTTCTATTGGAAGAATTGATTTTCCTCCCCCTATTATATTTATACCATGATAATTTCCACTTTCAAAAGGATATTTTAAAAACATGTCACTATCTAGTGTGATTCTTACTCCATTCATATCCTTGCCAGCATACATTTTCCATAAGGGAATACTCTCTTCTTTATTATCACTCCAGCATGAGACAAAAGCATAATGACTTAACTTAATATTATTGCTAGACTGTTTTGCTTCATCTCCATCGTCAACTTTATCTAGCCTTGTAAAACGAATTGTTTTGCTTTTTAAAATGAGAGCTAAATTATCAATTGAAGTATAATGATGTATCTCCATAAATATCTCTATTTTAAATTTAAAGTTATTTTTGATTTATAATATCACATCCGCAACAACATGCTGTTTTACAATCCATAATCCTCTAACTTGTTCTATGTCTATATCGAAATCATCATGGTTGTCTCTATCTATTGATCTGGCAATCCAGAAACGTTTAGCCATTGCAGGGTCTTCATAGCGGCGCAATATTTTTATATGACCATGATAATCTCCCGTTTGTTTATCTTCGACTACGATTCCGAAAACATTTCCAAATGGTATTTGATTTGGAAATTCTTTTTCAAAGCTAAATCGCTTCAAAGCTATCCAGCACCCGGATGGATATGCCGGGGCCATAGAGTTGCCCGCCACTTGAGCAATAGCCTCACAATCTTTACAGTCTGGTAAGTACCAATATCTTTTTATAACATCAGTGCTTCCTAGTAACTCAGCCTTCCCTCCGGAAAATTTAAAATCAACTTCGGGCAATAATTTCAATCCTTTTTCCATAGCTTCTTCGTATTCTGTTGGGTTATTAATTGCTACGTTTGATTTTTCTACTTCTATTCGATCAATATTAGCGAAAAAATTAAGTATCGTATTCGCACTTACAATACTAGGAGTATTTTTACCTTTTCTATAATTGCCAATGGCCATCCTGGACATTTTTGTTCCTTCCGCAATTTTATAATCTGATAGATTTGATTTTCTAATGCAGTCAATAGCTTTCTCAATGATTGCTTCGTTTGATAATTCTGATTTCTTCTTATTGAAGTAATCTATTATAATATTTGCATTGGCTAAAGTTGGACTAGTATTTCTATTTTTATAGTTTCCGATTGTGGCTTCTGTTATACCTGTATCTTTCGCTATTTTGTAGTTTGATACATTTGAAGCACAAATCAAATCTATTGCTTTTTGGATTATTTCCGTTTTGTTTGATTGCATACTTTGATATTTTATTATACTTACCTATAAAAGGAAAATTAGCTAATCAATAGGAATGGCTCTAGACAAAAAGAACCATTATCTGATCAATTTATGTTGATTTACAGCATAATTAAGCAGGTAAATCCAAGTTGGGCTTTTTATAAATGTCAAACAATACGTAATAACAGTGTATTCACCTTCCATTGTTTTAAATATTCTTAAATACTAAAATATTTTAGTATATCTATTGCACTACTAAAATATTAAAGTATATATTTGCCATTGTAATTAATTCAATGTTCAAAGATAAGAAAAAGAGCATACATATATTAATGTAAGGAGGAAAAAATGGAAAAATTAATCCTACAAAGTCATTGTAACAAAGTCGATATAACATTCCGTGAAATTTACGACGGCATGGATCGGAGAAGCTTCGTCAGACGTATCGCGAACGTCACGAAGAAATCCGAATCGGCTGTCTATAATTGGATATCGGGGAAATATCAGCCAGATGCTTTGTCGCAGTCAATGATTGAAAAGGAGCTTGGTGTTCCTGCCGAGATACTTTTTCCAAAAGAGGAGGTAAAACTATGCGCGCAATAGAGTTTTATACAACTCCGGAGGGAGAAGTAACTATAAGGGAACATGATCAGCCGGAGCACAATCTGAAAGAGTCTGATATTGATTTCATACAGCGATTTCTTGAAGTTCTTGAGGAGTTTTATCCCGAGGCTTATGCAGAACTAAGGAAAACGTATGCGAAATACGACGGCAATAAGATATATCGGGATTTCTTGGCTGTACGTCGATTTATCAAATGCAATTTCGGATTGTATGATAACATGGTTGATATTGATGAAAACTGGAACTTCCGATTTGAATTCGTCGGTTGTCCATTGCGTGGAGAATGTAAAGGGTTCAATGTAATATGCAATCCTAAATTTAACACGACTCTATCTGAAAGGCAACTCCATATCATGGAATTATGCTATTACGGTAATAATGATGATGAAATTGCTGAAAAGCTATTTCTTTCAACACATACTGTGAAGAATCATCGGAAAAACGCTTTCCGTAAACTTGGAATACACTCCATGGCGGAGTTTATGAGATATGCAAATGAAAAGAACCTCTTTAAAAAAGAATGACTATGGCTGCTGAATCCACCTACAGAACAATCCCATCCTTCAGAAAGATTGAACTTGAATATCTTGCCATGCAGATAACAAAAATACAGAGTGGGGTTAGAGAGTTCATCGGACAGAGAGAAGCTTATAAGCGCTTTGGCCGTGACAACGTTGAACGTTGGGTTAGGGAATGCAGGTTACAGCGTTACAAACGTCCGGGCAAAATTGAGTACAGGTTGTTAGACCTGTACAAACATGCGCTCGAACCATATGATTACTAGATTTTAAGTTTAACAGCAAAGCACCTTGATAAAGGGTTGTCGAGGAAGTTTACCATATTATCCAACTCGCTATTTCAGGATCATCGTAAACAGCTTTTGCTTAATCATTGAATTATGGAAACAAAGTATAACAAGCTCGTCCAGACGACGAGGTGGGGATTTTACATGCTTTTTGTAACGGTCGCAGTACTAGCTTTTATCGGCTTCACAATAGGATATTACAAGCAGATATTGATTGCATTAGGCTGTTTTGCGATAGCTCGTGTAGTAAAAAAATATTGGTAATTAACATTTTAAATATTTAAGGTTATGTCAAATCAAATTCAAATCAAAGTCACTGAACTTAATAAACTGAATCCGCTTATGATTGCGGAAGATGGTCGTGTTGAACAGAAATTTATCTTAATGTACAATTCAATCTGGGGAACCGATAAGGGCCCTCAGGTATACGAGAAAGAGAAGTTTAATTTCAGAAAGATTCTTCAGGATAAGCCGGCCTTACAGAATTGTTCACAATTGAGCCTATTTGGATGTTTCTTGGATATTGCGGTAAATGGTTTATCTCTTGACCCTACCGGAAGACCCCATTGTTATATTCTTCCAAGAAGCACAAAGACCGGGTATAAGGATCAGAACGGGAATGATATCTATGAACAGCGTGCTTATCTGTCTATTACCGGATATGGTGAACTTGTTATGCGCCAACGCGCAGGTCAGGTAAGATATGTAGATAATCCTGTCGTATGCTATGAAGGCGATACATTTTGTCCCGGATTGATTGATTGCGTGAAGACTGTAACATATAAAGCTGCATGCCCAAGAAAGTCTAATAAGGTGATTGGAGGTTTTATCCGTATTGTACGCGCAGATGGAACTACAGACTGGAGCTGGATGATGGAAGGCGACATAGAGCGCCTAAAACAATATAGCTTTAAGAACAACCAGAGATACAACCCTAATACACATCAGCGCGAAGGCAAGGCGAATGATTTATATACATCCAATGAAGGAGGAATAGATCCGGGATTTTTGGAAAGCAAGTTGATTAAACATGCTTTTGATGGATATCCAAAGGTCAGAACAGGAAAGTTTACAGTACTAGAAACGCAGGAAGAACCTCAGGATATTGATTATGGTCTAGATGAAGATCAGCAACTTAAAGTATTACAACAGTCTGGAACTATGAACCAGATACAAGGCTTTGGAGAGCCTGCTGTAGTGGCAGATTCTAAGGTTGTACAACCTACTATATCAAAAGAAGATGAAGAGGCCGGATTTTAAAATAGCATAATGATTATGGATACAACAAATAATGTAGTGCCTTTTAAGGCAAACGAGGTGGTTGGGATACTGAATACTGCTCCTGATATACTTTCACGTAATGAATTGTCAATCAGTGCGTGCCAGAGGGCAGGACAATCACTTATTGATACTCTTGAAAGTACTGGTGGGATAAATTCTGACGAAATGGATGGAGAAGTACAGAAGTATCTTGCCAAGACAAAGATAACGGTTGAAAATATGAATAATCGTCGTAAACCTTTGACCCAGATGCTTACTGCAATTTCAAAGAGATTTACTTCGCTAGAGTCAGCTATTGATATTAAAGTGTTTGATACAATACCATATCAATTACAGCAGGAAAGAAACAAGTATGCAGCAAAAAAAATAGAGGAACAGAAACGTAGAGAAGAGGAAGAACGGCGCAATCAGCTAATTGAAAAAGAAAAGGGGACGTATCGTTCTGGTATTTCCTTATTACTTGACAATGCGTATGCCTCTTATGTTGAAAGGAGATTAAATGATTTGTCTGATATTTTCAATAGGGCGACGTTGAATAACTATGATGAAGTATGTAGGCGGATAAGAAATACAAGGATTGATTTCAATTGGTCTGATTTTGCAAAGAATATAACCGGCACAATCAATAGTACTTATCTGTCGAGTGAAGTTGCTCATGAAATAAAGAACTCCGTTGTCACGCAAAAAATTGAAGAATACAGTAAACGGTATTCATTCGAAATGGAGGACTTGAAAAATTCCTTGATTGACAGAATTCCAACCTTAAAAAAACAACTTGAAGAGCAGGAAGAATTAAAAAGAACAAATGCTAAAGAAGCGGCCAGATTGGAAGAGCAGCGAAAACAAAAAGAAATGGAAGACCGCCGACGTCTTGAAGAGGAACGTAAACGCAAGGAAGAGGAAGCTAAAGCAAAGGCGGAAGCGGAAAAAGTAGCAGCTGAAGTACAGGCCGCTTTTAATGTCAATGCAGTAAATGCATCCGTTAATCAGATAAAGGCAAAAGTTAAGAAAAAGATTCAAATAACCAATCCTTTAGGATACATGATGGCATATCAGATGTGGTTCAACAATGAAGGGAAATATCTGACAATGGAGGAACTAGACAAGATACATAAAAAGATGATTACGTTCTGTGAAAAGACAGCAAACAAGGATGGAGAGCAGATACAATCAGAATATGTCAAGTATATCGATGACGTAACGGCAAAATAATATGGAAACTCTTTACTTATCCAGTTGGATTAATTTTGGGAAATACAGAAATAATCCTCAAAATCTAGAAACCATTATTAATACTTCGGAAGGGAGAAGATGGCTGAAGTGGTTAATGGCAAATACCTACAATTTTAAATTCGATCATACTGTAGTCGAACGTTTAAATCTGAAAGAAGAAAATGCAAGATGCGTATTATCAAAGGTCTGAGGTCAGCAATTCTGATCTTACAGAATTAAAAAATATTCTTTATCCTCGGACACAATACGGGGATAAAGAAAAGGCTTTCAAATTTGGCAGCCTTATAGATGCAATGATAACCGAACCGGAACGTGTCAGATACGACAAACGTATGGTTGATGATGTACTTTATTCAGGTGATGATTTTGAACTTGCAGAAGCGATGAAAAGGTCCATACGCTTGGAAGCCAAACGGGATCCTCTTATCCGATTTGCGCTTGAACGTTCTGATAAGCAGAAGTTCATGGTTAACAAACAACAGTCATTCAAGTATGGTGATTTCGGATACACGCTAGATACAAGATGTAAGTGGGATTTTTGGTTCCCTTCAATGCATTTCGGAGGTGATTTGAAAAGCACATTCGCTGAAACGCAGAAACAATTTGATGAAGCTGTTGATTTTTTCGATTGGGATAGAAGCCGGGCCTGGTATATGGATATTGCCGGGAGCAAGCAGGATTTCATTGTTGCAATAAGCAAGAAAAATCAGAAGATTTTCAAGGCTTTCATTAAACGCGATGACGCTATATATCGTAAGGGAAAGGAAAAATATGATGAACTGGCGTTCCGCTGGTGGATGCTTATAGATTGATAACTTGTATATCTTAATAAAAATGGATTTGAATATTACACCAATTGATCAGATTGCTAAAGAACTTGAATCAATAGACGCTTTCTTGAATATAACAATGAGTGAACAGGTTGAAGAAGCTGTACAGAGAGGAAACGACTTGGCCGTCTATATCGCTCGAACCGGGAAACTGTTAGCAGATGCAAAGTATCACCTGAATAATAGTATGAAGTCTGAAGTAATGGATACGCTTAAGGAAACCGCATCAAGAGCAGGAGCGACCTCAAAGGCTATCAATGCCATAATTGGAAGCCTTTGTAAGAAAGAGCAATATCTGGTTGACTGGTGTGATCGTTCGAATAGAACGGCTACCCATCAACTCGAATGGTGTCGTACTTTAATAAGTAAAGCAAAAGCAGAAATGGGGCTTGCACCCCAATTATATAACAATCCTAAATTTTGAATTAAAATGGAAGAAGTAAAAGAACAGCCGAGTTATGAAATTCAAAAAGTAAAAGTCAAGAACAATAAGTTATCGGCTGACTATATCGAAAAGTATCTTGACGCTAATTATTCTAATGAAGTCACTAAGGTTTCAGAACAGTTTGTACATCCTGATTTATTGTATGCACTTAGCAGATTAAAGCCTCATGTTGTG